GGATGAGAAAAAGACCGCTATACATTAAAGGATACCCGAAGGAAATGGGCGAAAATAATTTTCATAAATTAGAAGGCAAAGTTTATCCCATTCGCAATATCCGTTCTGTCTGGAATGTGCCAACCGAGCCATTCAAAGAAGCCCACTTTGCGGTATTTCCGCCGAAACTTATTGAACCGATGATAAAGGCGGGGTGTCCTGAAGGTGGAATTATCCTTGACCCTTTTGCCGGTAGTGGAACAACTGGGCTTGTGGCTCGCAACCTCGGACGCAACTTTATTTTAATAGAACTTAAACCAGAATATTGCGAAATGGCGCGGAAAAGAATTGAGGATATAGTAACCCCGGTAACGGTGGAAAAGTGAATTCAAGGGGGAACCATGTCAGAAAGAGTAGAACTTAATAAGCGACTTATCGTAAAAATGAATCGTTTCTATGGGTCAAACGAGCGTCGCCTGAAGGCGGCCGGATTCTGTTGCGTTGATTGTAATTTGCCCTGCCTTCCCACGACCCCGTGTAAGGGTATCCATACTGAATCATGGAAAAAGCGATTGAAGGTAAAATAGAAGTGATTGGTAGGGATGACTTTATGGAAATGGTGTTTAAGTATCACTACTCCAAAATCTTGCCGAAACTTACAAAGTTATATTTAGCCGACAGGCAACTTCAAGCCGTTATGTCTTTGGGATGGGGGGTTCGACCAATTCATACAATCCGAAAACTTTTTCCTTCTTTGTCAAGCAAAGATTATTATGAAATAGGGAAAATGTGTATTGCTGACGGTATGCCTTCCAATACGGCAACGCAATTTATAACACGCGTAATTCGATTCCTTAAAGAAAACTGTCCAGAGAAAAAAATATTGTTCACATGGGCTGATGGTATGCTTGGAAAGCCAGGGTATGTATATCAAGCCGCAAATTTTTTGTATGGTGGCTATATTTGGACAGATACATATTTAAGTGCTGTTGGCGAGAAAATACATCCACGTACTACTGGAAAGATAGGTGGCAGACCATCTGACAAAAAACAGTGTGAGTTAGGTTGGACTCATTGGCGTGGCAAACAATTCAGATATATTTATTTTCTGTGTGGTAAGCAAGAAAAAAATAGGTTGCTTTCAGAATCAACAGTAGATTGGTCTATAAATAATCATCCAAAAGGCTGTGATCTTGAGTGGCAAATAAAAAAAGATGGTAAATGGGTAAAATCACCTGCACCCCCGTATGATAAAAATGTAGCTGATTTTAGTGACAATGCGAAACGGGTAGTGGAAAGGGCAAAGCAAATATCATTATTTTCGGTAGCCAGAAGTACGATAAATGCAGATTGAAAGTAATGGGTGTTATTGTGAAAAAACAAAAACCGCTCAAACAGAAAATCCGTGCCATAGTGCCACAAGTGGCATTTCAGATATTTAAGGCGATAATGGAAGTGGAAAAGGGAGGGATATTATGGCTACAGTAAAGAAAGAAAAGGAAAATATGAATTTACCGTCCGTGACCCAAATATTGCAGCCCTATACAGAGCGGTCCATAGGCATTACATGAAGAGGAGAACATGAAGAATATCATTTTTCAAGGAAACGCTCTTGATGTATTGCGGACATTACCGTCTGGGTCTGTGCATTGTTGCATTACCAGTCCGCCATACTACGGTTTAAGGGACTATGGAATTGACGGGCAAATCGGCCTTGAAGAAACACCGGAACTTTATGTTGAAAAACTTGTGGATGTGTTCCGCGAAGTCAGGCGGGTGCTACGGGATGATGGAACGCTGTGGCTGAATTTGGGGGATAGTTATGCAGGGTCAATGAGGGGGCAAGGTCGTGGCTCAGTCATAGAGGGGTTTGCGGTTACATCAGAAAAGCAACTATCCAATAAAGGAAGTTTTGTTCAACCCCCGGATTGGAAAAAGATTGACCTCAAATCCAAAGACCTCATCGGCATCCCGTGGATGGTAGCATTTGCCCTTCGTGCAGACGGCTGGTATCTCCGCGCCGATATTATCTGGCACAAACCGAATCCCATGCCGGAGAGCGTGAGGGACAGGCCGACGAAAAGTCATGAGTATATATTTTTGATGTCGAAATCTGCGAAGTATTATTACGACAATGAAGCGATAAAGGAAAAAAGTATAGATAAAGAAAGTTTAGATGGGATGAGAAAAAGACCGCTATAC